CGCAAGAAAGGCCCACGTATGATTGGTGCTGGTATTGACGTTGAATATCTAAAAGATAAGTTTGATCGCATGTTGAAAATTCTTAACTATGCGCAGAAACACAAATATGAGATTCACATGGCATGAACCCTATCGTAAAGTTGCTTCACATTATTCAATGGATAGCTATTATTCTGTTGTTCGTTTTCCCACTAGTTATGGTATGGCCGTTCGTTGACTTAACGTTGTGGCAAGCATTCCTGCCTGTTGGATTAATTCCATTTGGCGCAGTTGTTGTAATTCCGTTAGCGTTACTATTCAAAGTGAACATGAAAAAACTTCCACTCTATGGCAACCAAGAAGAAGGTTATCCAGATTGGTTTGATCGCTATGTACAAAACTTTTGGTATAAGAAACTATTTCCTCGTTGGTGGTGGTACTCTATACGCAATCCACTTAATAACATGCGTTTCTTGTTTGATGATAGCAAAGAATTTACAGTAGTTGGTTGGCAGCAACCAAGTATGGAAGCACATGATCTGATTGCAGCAGGCGTAACATCTGCTACACGTTGGAGTTACAGAGGAGCAATGGCGGGCTATCGCATTATATGGCTCAACGATGCTGATACGTACAGCGAAATTTGGTTTGGCTGGAAAGTTGGTAGTACAGTTCCAGGATTGGGATTCGCTACACAAGTGAGACTGAAACGTAAGATTGGCACATGAGATTAGATGAGATTCAACGTAGTTTGTTGCATTGCTTCGACAATTCGTGGCGAAAAATGATGGAACTCATTAAAGACGAACCAGTAGAAGTACAAGACAAGTATAGGTTGGTTCACGCATTTGTAACCAATGCAGAAGGCAGACGCTTCCCACACGGATGGCTGGAACTAAGTGGTAAAGCCATAGATAGCTCACGAAGCAAAGACGATCCACTAGTAATGGATGCAGCAAAGTACAGAGATGTAATGAACGCTGAAAACATAATTGAATATACACCTGAGCAAGCCATGATTAAAGCAGCACGATCAGGCAATCTTGGGCCTTGGGATGAGAGTTTCGAATGAAAATAAACGAGATTTACAAAAAGAAAGACTACGTGCGATGCCCTGATGGTCAACGACACAAATGGGATTGGAACGGAAGTTTTGGCGCAGAAGCTAAGACCAATCGCAACGTGGAAGGTCGTAAATGTAGAAACTGTGGATTGGAAAAGAAAGTGTTTGGCGACTCAGGTCGTAGGGTGAACAGATGAGACTCGTTGAGATAAAAGATGGCCTTCCACCTGAAGTAGCAAAGGCATTTGTAGCCATAGCTGACGAACAGCGAGGCCCACCAGAACACGCTATGCTTCGCGTACAGCGCACTATGGGTGGCGGCGTACTGTCAGTTGTTGTTGAACACGTTGGCGACTTGGCTCACAGAATGACTGAACATGCTGACCGTGGTTATTGGCTTGAAGATATTATTCAAGAGAAAGTAAAACGTGGTCTTAGCTATCTCACACATGGCTATGGGTTTGAAAAAGAAATGCAAGAAAATATTCGAGCCAACAAAACAGATGTTGAAAAACTTGATCGTCAGTTACTTGAGTATGCTAAAGAACATGAGAAACTTCCTGTTTATAACGCAGCACAATATCATGGGCGCGAAGCTGCGGTTGCATTAGGGTATAAGGATTGGGATGCGTCAATAACACATTTGCAAATTCTACAAAATATGCTTGACCAAAACGCGTATGAACGTGCTGCTGCTAGTTATTTGTTGGATCAGTCGGGTGAACTGATTTTGTATCGCCCTTAAGTTTAAGCGTAAAAATATCTTTCTCTGATGGATTTTCGTCCACGATAATTTCTTGATTATAACAATCTTTCGCAACTATGCCACCTGGCTCATACTTAAAAATAGATTCCATCATTCCAATCTTATATGTTAGTTTAATCTCATCATAGATTAGATATGGCTGGCCTTGAGCTATGAGATACTCTGTGTTAGTCCAGGGCGGGGAGAAGTTTGATTTACTCATATCCCATAACTTGTCGTTCGCTGTATACTGGTACGAACTCTTTTTCTAGCAGCATTTTGAAAACTTCTTTGTCGGGCGGTGAGTAATCAATGATTTCATGGTACTGCTTGAATTCTGAAGTCATGTGATTTATCTCTGCAACAACGCGCCCAATTACATAACCACCACCAGTCTTCATTAGCATGGGATCGCTCTTGGTTATGTTGATATAATCGTTTGGTGATTCATCTTCCATTATGATGCCTTCATTGCTTCCTCTACCATCAGATTTAACTGCACAACGATTGATAGTGCAAACGCATGTGCGTGTGATTTCTTAAAGAAGTAGCTATCATCTGTTGGTTTTTCCCATACTGTTTGTTCAATTTCTTCCCATGTACTATTTCGTAAGTGTGCTTTTGCTGGTCGAATGATTGCCAGAATCATTGCAAGTTGCTGTATAGAGTTTGGCATTAGTCTTGCAACAAGATCAGAATAATTGTGAACATGAACAAGCTTCTCAACAATTTCTTTATGCACTAACAAATCCCACTGTGGTTCTATATCAACTAACTCTTGCAAATGTGCTTCATCACGAATGCCTTTGTATACACTATTATTTAGAAAATCTATCTTGAAATAGCCCAAGTCATTTGCTGCTTTGTGGTCTATCGTTGCGATGTTTGTCAATGGATCATGTGGAATTGGCTGAAAGTATACGCCAGTATTGTGCTTCGTGTACTCACCATCTTTTTCAATGCGCGCAACGATATACTTCAAGTCTTCCAGAAGTATATCTCTGTCAAATACGTCAATGTCTACATCTGTATTAACTTTCATAGTGCGCCTTCCAGTTTATCCTTAAAAACTTCTTGTCGTGTAGCATATTCTGTTGTGCGGGGCGCTGGGCCTGTCGTTCCTCTTATCATAAATTTTGTGCCACGTTTAAAACACTTACCCCAAAGTTTTTGCTCTGAGAAATATGATTTACGTGGAAACATTACGAAACATGATTCCCACGGACTACGACTTTCAATTTGCACCCATTCGTCATTATCATGCCATAGCGTAGAAGTATAGCCATCGAGTACTTTGAAATCCCTTGTAAGCATTATATGTGCGCTTCTTTCAGTATATCTCTAGTGAACGAACAATCATCTTTCTTGAGTTCAAACTTTGCTCGCCATATCTTCGGATCAATGACTGATGCGATAATATCTGCTTGCTCGTCTGATAGTCGTTCCCACAATAGATCAGATGTTTCCGCCAAGTACAAAACCCACGGAGAAATTTTACCCATCTTTACTAAGTGTGTTGCTTCTGCTGGTGCAACGTAAGCGAAAAATTCATTGAATGGTTTCTCGTATTTTTGACCCCACGTTTCCATTGTTTTGATACTTCGCTCAAGTCCACGATCTGCTGGTTCTTTTGAGAGCAAGTCCACGATGTACGATTCATACACTTTGTCTTTACACCAATCTCGCTCTTTGAATCCATTACGAAATACATAATCTATGAATCGACTTTGATCCACTGGCCGCAAATCCATTAGTCTGCGCGCAAATTTGATGAACGCAGTATAGTATTTGCTATTGATAAATTCATCAATAGTTTTTGAATTCTTTTGTGCAGTATTCAATTCATAGAATCGACCGTACAATTGTAGTCCCATGCGTGAAGCTACACTGTCCTTATCCAAGTGTCGGCGTTTCTTAACACACATATGACTAGAAAGCGTCCTCTCGCTGGAAAACGCTTTCTTACAAAAGCCACATACATATTTTGGTTTAGCTGTCAACGTTTATCTTCAAATTCTTAAAATCACGCATCGCTATCAACGCTTCTGCATTTCCTTTTGCATCATCGACAGGGTGGTGAGTGTGTTTTGTTTTGCGCAAGTGTTTGAAGCTCACGAACAAGTCTCTTGTAATTCCCTTATACAAGCTATTTATGTTCTGCGAACTGAACCCGAATGGATTGCTGCCATAGAATCTGTGGAAGTAGTAATTGATGTATGCCCAATCAAATCCATTATTGTCTGCCCAAAAGATGGGACGACCTTTGCTCTCTTTGGTAATCCAAGATGCAAATTCTTGCATTACGAATGTTGGATCACGAAACGTCATTACTTCTTCTCTGCTGTGTCCTGAAACAGCGAGTGCTTCTGGAATGTAATCAGCAGTAGCATCGTCCAATGGACGAAGCTGTCCGTAAAATGTTTTGTTCAATCCTTCGCTAAGTACGACGGCACCAAACGATACCATGCTGTACATTCCTGGGCATGGGCCGTCTGCTTCTACGTCTACTATAATGTTACTCATTTGAATAGTTCCTTTATCTCTTTATCGCTAAGTCCATTGTCTTTAGCTAATTGTGTTAAATCATCTTTGTCGTTGAGTGCTAACAACAAGTCTCGTTCTTTTTCATTCAACGTTGGGTACAACTCTACTAAGAACTTATGTAGCTTTGGCTTGACTTTCTTTTTGCCAGGTTGAATATATTTGTGATACGATGTGTGGCCTATGCCACAAGTCGCAAGTAATTTCCATTGTAATTCGGGATGTTTCTTGAGTGAGCTAAAATCAACATTCACAAGATCGTTGACCATCAATAGATAATGATATGCGTCATCGCCACTGGCAGAACTTGCATAACGCATTGCGAGCCAAGGCGAAAATGCTTTCTTTTGTTCTTTGTCTAGTCGTGAATAAAAGTCAAAATCGTTCTTGTCCAATGCGTTAAGCATTTCTCTCAATGGTACTTTAGCTGTTTTCTTCTTCGCCGCCATAAACGTGTATCCAATCTTTGTGTGTAATGTTTGAATCGGGGGTTGGAACAATCGCTGCGCCCATTGCGTAATTACGTTCTTCCAGCAATTTGTCTATTGACTCACGCATCAGTCCCACCTCGCTTTTCTTTTCCTCTTTCTTCTTACGTTCCATCTCACGGTGTCGATTTACAATTTTGCGTAATGTTTCAGCTTCTTGAAGAAACTTATCGGATTTTAAATGCTCGCTAAGACCAGGAACGCGGCGCCGCGAATATCTAGACACAGCATCTTCTTTTGGCGCGATCATCCATGCCAAACCAATTCCAGCGGCCACTATTACGATTGCTATAACATACAACATTTACATATTATACTATCTTTCAGGCTTGAAGTCAAGTATTTCCTGTTCTAATTTTTCGAGTCCGTGTAACTTCCACCAAAACATGACCCGCGCAGTTGTTGGCTTCACAGCTACCGTCGTTTTCATGTAGTCCCTTTCTTGCTCGATGTGTGTAATTACAATGACGAAATCAGCATTTCTGTCTGTGCCGTTTATCCACTCCTGTACTTTATGGTGGTGGCGAAATTCAATTCCTGGTAATATGATTATATCATCATCTTCATCAACATATGGTACATCACCCAATTGGCCTGACTTAAAATTAGCCATTATCACATCCAACCTTGATACCAAGTAGTGTGCCACTGAGTCTTACACGACCACCATAGTAATGTGTTGAGTACCACTCACCACCAATCAATAATTCCAGTTCTTCTTGCTTTGCAGTTGCTTCTAACATGCATTCTACTTGAGAATCCATACGAATTTCCATGCGAGGCAAGTCATTGGTTATACCATCAGTGTGTTGAACAGTTAATATCCAGAATAGATACCACTTAACCATCGAATAGGATTGCCATATCCAACGGATCTGGCACTTTATTTCCTTCTTTGACAAATAATGAACACTGTGGTACGTTTCCAAACTCTAATGGCATTGTCAGTACGTTTCCATTCTTTAATTTTGGAAAATACCATTTTACATCTGCATAGATGTTTGAAATGTTCACTTCGTATGATACTGGAACCATATGCTCTAGAGGATTGAATGTGATTGCGTGAAATCCACGATCATTCAACTGTGTCAATGGCATTACTTCCAAATCTGAGTAGTTATCGTCGCATACGAGTATTGACCAATCTAGCGGCATCTGCACTTGATACGGCCCAATGTCTAGAACGACTGCTGGTGCGTTAAATGACTCAAGAAAGATTAATGGGAGCCAGTAAAAATCTGTTTCCCGCTGACTTGAGCAGTCGAGTACGCAATAGCGTACATCATCGACTTCATCTGGAATCCTATCCAGATTATATGATAGGTTTTCTTCTGTTAATATTAGCATTTTGTATAGTCCACTTTTGTTATTGTGAAAGGATATTCTTCACTCTTATAGAACTGCTTTCTTTTTGTTAAATGTCGCTTTGCAAACTTGCAAGTCGATGTAATGTCAAACACGTTGACGTAATCTTTATCTTTAGCCATACGAATGCCACGACCAATACTCTGTATTACTCGTATGAAACTTTTGCCTGGTTCGAACAGATAAAGATTGAAGATTCTTGGTACATCAATACCAACTGCTGCTACACCTGCTGTTGCAATGATGATTTTACCATGTGATGTTTTGATTTCGTCGTATTCTACTTCTCTAGCTTTGACTTTCATGCTACCATCAATATATACTGAATCTGGTATCATGTTTTGTAGCATCTTGCCAGTCTTTTTGCGCTGAACCAAGATAAGTGTATTGCCAGTTTTTGCTTGTTCCATTATGTGTGTTGCGAGCCAACGTAATCTGGCATTATCAGTCACAAGCCACGACAACTCTGCTTGATAGCTGCCAAATACACGAACGGGGTCTTGTAATTGCTTCACTTGAACATCCAACTTGGCAAGTATGCCCCTGTCTTGCAATTCTTTTGCTGAAACTTCATTGATTAGATTGCCAATGGAAGCATACAACGAGAGTGCATCAGATTCTTCTGTTGGAATCGTTCCTGTCAAGCCCCACCGCAATGGGACCTGCTTAAATGTTGTTGTCATTAGCTTTTTAAGTGCGTCTGCTTTCGCACCATGCGCTTCATCAACAATAACGCAAACAACATCTTCGATAAAGTCATTTAGTGAAATATCTGGATCATAATATTTGGATTTCTTGTTAAGTGCTTCCAAACTTTGCCATGTACAGATCGTGTGTGTCTTGTTGTACTCTTTTCTGTCTCCAAAGAATACACCAACGTCCAATCCAAGATTTGCATAGTCTTTCTCAGTCTGTCTAACAAGCTGTTTGCTTGGCACAATGACCAATGAGCGACCATATGGCTCGATTTTGTGTGATAGTATTGCTGTTACGACTGTTTTGCCCGCGCCAGTGCTGACTTTCTGTACACCCTGTGGATTGGCTAGAAATTCATTGATTACTTCAACTTGGTAGTCACGTAAAACAATTGGTTCACCAGCACAGTTATGACCATCAGGCCAAACGATGTGTGAATAGCTGTCCTCTTTGACTGCTTGGAACTCAAACTGCGTAGGCACTCTATTATCTACTAGCTCAACATCATACCCTTGATTTTGAACAATGGGTAATAGTCGATCCAGCAAGTTGATATAGCTACGACCACCAATATCACAGAACCGCACCTTACCGTCCCACCTGCCCAATTTGAACGCGGGAGTGTGTCGTGCATAATCTAGGAAAAAGCTTACTTCGTCTACTAGTTTTCTTCTTGTTAGTATGTCGAGATTGTGGAATCGGCAATTTACCTCGTCCGTTATCTCCAAAACTGTTTTCTTCATATGAGTATTATAACATAGATTCTTGATAAATACAAGAGTTATCATATATTTATACGGGAATACAACATGAACGAAATGCGCAAATTGATGGAATCTGTCGAGAAAATCGAGGAAGGATATTTCAAAGAGCAAGATATTGAACACCAAGAGGAAGCATTACGCTGGATCAAGCGTAATCGCAGTGGTGAAATGGATCCTAGTCAAATTACAGTACTTGGACGCGAATCGTTTCAAGCTGGCAAGAGTGGCGAACTATCTAAAGAGGCTGCTGAACACGTATTTAAACTTATTCGCCAAGAACACGAAGATGATGAACCACGTTTCCCTAAACAGTTTGGTGGACAAGTTCGTTGGGCAGCAGACTATGCTAAGAAATATGATGGCACTGTTGTTCGTCTTGGTGTTGGTGACTATGTTGTAAAAGGCAATGAAGAAAGCATTGACGAAGAATCTGAAATCAAGTACCTAACGTATCCAGAAGGGTACGAGCCACCAAAGATGCCAGAGCGTCACAAGCTAGATAGCATGGATTGGATGCACGTACCTGATGATGTTATCCAAATGATGAAAAGCTTTGAACACAAAATGAAAAGTCAGAATGTGTGGGACAAAGGCGTGGAACTTGCTGGTGGTGAAGACCAACTATGGAAAGTAATGCAATGGCGAGCAGAAGAAGTCATGGACACCTATCGTGACAGTGGTGAAGGCATTGGAACTAGCGACATGAACCATTTTGTTCGTGGTGTCTTTAGCGATATTGGTGAAGACGATATTTGGGGCTGGGACAAGAAATTAGCAAGTGATGAAGACATGGAACGTGATAAAGCAAATCGCGGTGCCAAGTATAATAAAGCTATTCGCGCTGAAGGACTCGATGAAGGTGATGAAGACAAGAATCTTGGCCCGTATGAAGATAACTACGAACAATGGCTAGGACAAACAGTTAAGATTACTGGTGGCGAACATCAAGGCGAAACTGGCAAAGTCATTGATGCAAATTGGGAGCGCAATGATACAGGATCAAGAGAGGGCGTATACCAGATTAAGCTGTATAGTGGTCCTGTTGTAACACTGTATCTTGGTGAATGGACACACGACCAGATTGAATTAGCATATGATCCAACGCATCGACCAGACGGCAAGTATAATCCAGCACTTGAAGAAAATGAAATTGATGAAGTCGTTAGTGAATGGATGAAACGACTAGATAGACTATAATGTGCATTACTGAACTTGGCATTGGGCAAACGGGCGTTATTACGCACGTTGACGCAACAGACGTACACGTTCAACGTCTTATGGTACTAGGGTTTGTCGAAGGTGCAGAAGTAACTCACCTCACAACTGCTGGCAACGCATTCGAATTCCGAATTATGAACACACTGTTCGCTTTCTCAAAAGAACAGGCCCAACATTTTACTGTTGAGCCTGTGTAATTGGCAGGGGTAGGTGGATTCGAACCACACTAGGTTTGTCTTCTATTGTTGGCCGTAATAAAAATCCTAACTAATGCTTTACCGACCGTCCGTCTATTCCATTGCCTAAATAGAACCGCTGCGACATATAGGCCACACATGCCACGTTTGCATACGGATACTCTGACCACTGAGCTATACCCCTATAGATTGAATTGGTGGCGGCACGGTGCGATTCGAACGCGCTGCAAGGTTTGATTCAGATTGTTGGCCGTAATCCTACTACCTAACTTGCAGTTTACCGTCTCCTGTCTGCTCATTGCAGTGATGCTATATATAACTGGCCGCGCTATATAACTTTGCCCCAGGCGCTTTACCCTTAAGCTATTACCGCCATAATTCACTTACTTACTTTCGTACTCTTTTTTCATTTCCAAAAATTCTTGATAACGTTCGGCCTCAAGTCTTTTCTTCTTTGCTGCGTCTTTAATGACTTTTTCTTTCTTTCGTATTGCTGCCTTTGCAGCCTTGTCTTTCTTTAGTTTTCGTGCCTTTGCTGCACGACGATTCTTTTCAGTGTTAATCCAATCATCGTCAAGCAGGTAAGCAAGCGGAATATTATACGAATTGTAATCAGGGCCACAACAACCGCAACGTGATATTTCAGACCCTATTTGTATTGAGCCAAGTACGCCATCGTATTCGATTTCAAAATCTGATACGTACTCTCTGTCGCCCTCGCCAAAAGTATTGACATATGAATCTGCCAGTTGTTCAACTGCATCATGTATCTTTACATATCCTTCCATGTATTGTTCAAAGTTTTCTTTGGGTATGGTAAACATTATGCAGTCCTCCATGATTGGATTCGTTCTGCGATTGACAACTTGTTCTTCGCTTCTTCCTCTTCCGTAAAGTCCTTGTATTCTTCGACTTCGAATTGTGGATAGTTCTGGTTGTTGAAGATGTTGATATTGAGCCATTCACCAACGTCACGTAATGTTTCGTGCGTAACGTGTCCACCAAATGGTAGCAACAGCGCATCAATATCCTTGCGCGCATATTCACGCGAAGATTTTGAAGTACTATTAATATCAGCTAGTCGTTTGGATGCACGAAAGATTTCCACAGCAGTATACTCACAAGTATACCACTTCTGATGATCTGGTGCGTCTTTTGGTGGTGTGAAGCCACGCTGAATGTCGTATCCACGAAGTAGGTTATAGAGCATGTAGTGTTGCGCAGATAGCGATGTGTGCTTCACGTTACGCATGATTACGTTACGGTCGAGATTGTACGCATATACTTCAACGTCTTCTCGCCATACGAGTTTGTCGCTATTGTGGAAGTCTTTCCACGCTTGTTTAAAATTTAGATAGTGTTCTTTTGATTCAAAGAATCGTGTTTTTGCATTTTCAATGTTTAAGTTTTCCATTGTGGTTCTCCTAATAAGTTTATGTTGTTTGTGAGCGAATGCTCGGGGAAGGTCAAACAACCCATTATTAGGGACCTCTTATAGCGTTGATCTATGTCATATCATTTTCTCCTTAGTTTACGTGCATTCCACGTTGCATCATTGGCAAGTGGACGTTAAAGTAGTAGTCAAGTACAAACCAGACAAACCCAATAACAATGGCAATCAGGATTCTCTTAATCCATGTACCAATTGTAACACCTACGTATAGCTTTGTCAACCATTTATTCATCTTTTATTTCCTCTTTTTGATTGTACGGAGTCATGGTGATGTACTCAAGTTCTATTGTATGCTTCGCCACGCCCTTTGTCTGTGTATAGTCAAACTCAAAATTATGTGAGAGTGGCTTACAATCAAATTCCAAAATATAATAAGGGGCCTCATCTGTACCATTTAAGCTATCAATATGTAGTGTTACTGTATGTCTATTTACCAACTTTATGATTGCTTCATGCAAAATCGTGTCTGTTGAATTCTGCACTAGAGTAACAAGCAACGTTCGATTCTTATAATCTAGTTTGATTGATTCTGTTTGGCAAGCAATTCTGTTGTGTTCCTCGTCAGTGAACCCTGCTGGTACACGAAGTCTCCAACGATACGGCAACTGCGGTTGCAGAATTCCCGTATTCTTGTTTATTAATGTAGCCATACTTTTATTTATCACTTCATTAAGTGTGGGTATAATGTTTGCGCTGATGAGGGGATTCGAACCCCTACGTCCAGGTTTTAGAAGCCCTTATCCGCCCAGCGGCACATCAGCCTTGTAATTTTCTCTTGAACTTTGCTCGTCTTAGTTTACGAACATGATCCCAAACGTCATTCCAATATTGCTTCTGTTCTTCTGGATCGTGTGTTCCAGTTAAGTCATACTCTGCTTTTCTGTTTGCTTTGCAGCCCCAACAGAGTCCTACTGCGCCTTCGCTTTCGTTGTGTTTACACGTTTCCATTAAAACTCGCACTTTTCAAAATAGATTGGATGGTATCTAGCAGAGATTTCTTTTGGAAGCCCGCCGCCATATCGAAATCGTACTGCAAATAATCCAAAATACAAAGTAAAACAGCGGCTGGTAGTTGATCTACCAAATATTGGTCGTGAACTTCTTTCAGTTGCGTACCAATCCCACCAAACTTCTCGCCATTGCATTTCAGGCGGCGGCGGAGGATTGCCATTCTTCAGTTTGTCTAAAAATTCTCGTTTCTGTTTCTTTTTAAACATAAATTTGGAGGCTCGTCAGGGAATCGAACCCTGGACACATACGTTTTAGAGGCGCTTGCTCTACCACTGAGCTAACGAGCCGTTTCGTAAATTCTATCTTTTTTCGCAATTCTCAATCCCATAAATCGTGAAAAGTTGTTATCAATTAGTCGTTGCTTAAATCTTTCTGCGTCTGTGCTTGCTTCTCCCCAAACCCAACAGCCGATAGCAGTAATTGGAATTCCTTTTTTAAAGGCGTCCATTGGGTCTAGGCAACCTACATACTTGTCTTCATACCACGTTTTTGCTGTAGTATATCCCATACAACTAACCCACCTACCTGAAACGCCAGACTGCTGTCCAAAAAAGTAATATTTCATTGCTTCTTTCGCCTAGCCATTTCGTTCCAATCAACACCTCTGTGTTTTGCGTACCACTCTTTCGTTGTGAGATTTTCTCTGTTAACTCCCTTGGACGCTTTAAGTAACTTACGACCAAGTATCAATAATTCACTCGTCTTGAATTGTGTCATTCGTCAGTTCCACTAGAATATCACCGTGACACAATTGAGGTGCGCACCAACATCCTAGCGTCTTTCCTTTTAATTTAGTCTTTATTGTAGCAAGTAATTCGGGCTGTGTCAATACCCATTCTGCGTATTGTGTCACAACTTCTTCCCTATTTCCGTCTTTTCCTATTTCGAAGGGGTTTCCAAACGGGCCAGGGCGACCAATATATACGTCATAGCTCTCTTTTTTACAGTGTACTACTTTACTCACCACTGTTTTTTACAAGATCAACTAGCCCATCAATCATAGCAGGATCGTATTCATCGTCCCCTCTGAGACTATTTGCGTAGTCTGATTCAGAAAATTCTCTATAATCGTCTGTCAGTTCTTCGCCTTTCTTTATATCTCGCGCTGCAATCCATGTATTAGATTCTTTCTGGTAAATGGAATTGGGATTTTCTGAGTGATTGATGTACTTGTCATTGTCTATTCCGATGCAAAAGTGTCCTTCCTCATTTTGCCATGCGTGAACGAATAGCCAGTTCAGCATATGTGTAGGAAGATCAGAAATTTCTTCTTTGCGAATAACACTGTCGAATGCTGGGTGAAATTTCCAGATAAGTGTACCTTCTGCTATGTCCTCTGCTGCAAATACGCCTATCCCATGTACAGATGACTCTGCCAAATATGTATCTATTAATAACATTGTGTATTCCTGAAACGAAAACAGGGGCTGTTGCAAAGCAACAACCCCCGTTATCTGGCTAGTCTTAAACTAGGCCTGCTGCGATTGCCGCGTAACCTGCTGCAACAACTGAACGAGCAGGTGTGCCAAGACGGTAAAACGTCTTTGTACGACCCTTCAAATCAGTTACTTGGTTTGCATAGATAGCGAAGCCTTCCATGCGAAGATCACTAACTGTTGCGCGAACATTGCGAACGCCAAACCATGCTGTAATCTGTGCTGCTGTTAGCCCACGATCATGTGCGCGTAGCCCTTCAAGTAGGGCGTCTTTCTTTGTCAAAATTACCATTTTATTAATTCTCCTTAAGTGGAATTTATTAAACCATTATACATCAATGGGATGCACTTGTCAAGGGAATTCAGGAAACTAAGTGTCCCAAAAGAGAATTATTAGAATTAGGAAGAAAAAGATGATACCCCACATACAGATATTTATGTATGTTTTCCTCTTTATTGTATGCGCATACAAAAAGCGCCCCGAAGGGCGCCTTAACTTGCATGGCATGTTCTGTTATTCTTTCTCAGCAATCGGGCAGTAGATAGCTTGTGTTCGAAGTGCCCGCTCATATTTACCATGTTGGCTGAAACTGAGTATGCATGAATCACTAAGATCGCAGGGCTGGAAGTGTTCGACAGTGCTTGTCGCCAGCCCACATTGGCCTTCTGGTGTTTGCATGTAGAGAATAAACCGCCCAAGACTTAATACAAGAAGGACAGCTACGATAGTCCAACATACAGCTATTAATCTGCTTTTACTCATAGCACTCGTCATCCTCTTTCAGTACATCTTCAGGAACGTAATCCATGTACTTCGCGATCAAGCGATCTTGCGCTGCAATGGTAGCAAGCGTTGCCTCAGCTTCTTCCATCGTCAGTACTACTTCATCTTTGCCATCGCGCTTTGCGAAAAATCGTTTTTGTGCTAGTGAATACATGATTATGCAGTCGCCTTCTTGGCAGCGTTCTGTGCTTCCATCAGCTTCGCTTTGCGACCATTGTGCGACAGACAAGTAAAGCTTGCAGCTTTTTCCCAAGTCTTGTCACAGATAGCTGCCAGATCAGCAACTTTCAGTACAGTACGCAGAGACAACTCAGTAAGATGGTCAACGTTATCGTACACGTAGTTGACAACATCCTTCTCAAGCTTCGCGCCCAGCTTACGATCTTTCAGCATACCAGCATCAACTACTTGCTTAACGCGGAGCAACTGCTCACGACGAGTATCAAGACAAAGATCAAGATAATGTACGCGAGACATGATTGCTTCCAAGTGAGGAGCCAGCTTACGTACTTTACACTGGTCGAACTTGATGTTAGTCAGGAAGATAATGCTGCCCTCGAACTGGAATGAGTTCGGGATGTCTGTCTTATCAAGAGCAGTAGACTCTTTCAACCAACAAATCTTACGCTTCTTTTTCGTATCCATCGCAGCCTTCAGCATGTTCAACTGAATTTCTTCGAACAGTGCAGAGTCACAATCGTCAAATACCAAAACGTTTCCAGGCTTTCTCCACTCCCAAAGCTTTTGGTACAAGCCAATTCCAGAAGTACCACCAGTAATGATTTCGAACTTCTCAGAACCATTCTCTTTAAACATGGCTTGCATGTTCAAACGATTCAGAGTCATTTCAACACCATATGACTTACCAACACCAGCGGGGCCAGAAATGATAAGACCAGTGATTTGATTCTTCTGCGCGGCAGAAGTCAAAGTTTCGATGTACTGGAAAGTTTCAGTGATACGCGCAACAGTCTGCTTGTCTGTCTCATGGAAGATTGGAGCAGATTCTTTTGTGTCGCCAGCAGGAGCAGAATAAGTACCAGCGATTTCGCCAATAACTTTAATGTCTTTTGATTTGACGTTAATACGAACGTCAGCGTTCGGGCCAGCACCAAGCTTTTCAAGTGACTTGTCGCTACGAACAGTAACGAAACCACCCTTCTTGCCTTTCTTCCATTCTTTGACCAATTCGAAAATACCAACAACATCTTGGTTGCGGTACGTGCCATTCTTAACTTCAACTTGTGCTAACATTTATGAGTCCTTATGTGGGTAAGTGCTTTCACTCAATCTATAGTACCATTATACAGGAACTATAGGTAATTGCAACCTTTTAAACAACTGAATTCTTAAGGATATCAAGCACTTGCAATTATTTTCGTTTTTATAAGGATATCAACGGGGTAACCCACGCGTAAGTCGTTGATTTATATAGGGGTAAAAATAGGAAGGATAATAAGGTGTTTTTCACCTTGTAAGGTGCTTACATTATCGTCGCATCGTCCAAACCAGCGGTTCGGAGTTTGACGATATTGTTGATTTGGAAACTCTTGGCCTCGATCCCTTTGTGAAGGCCGATCCACTTGTTGCGCAATAATGCAAACTCATTTATAAGCATTGCCATATCTGCTACATCAGAGTCGCCGTCAGCATATATTCCCGCATCCCTAGAACTCAATGCTCTATCGTTATGCTCTAGATAGTTACGAAACGCTTCGGTGCGAATTCTTTGTAGTTTGATATTGAGGTACTCTAAGATTGCTTCAATTTCTTGAAGTTGATTGTAGCGCATTTCAACGACTCCTGGAAGTTCTGCTGATATGCGCTCCATTGGTCTGCCCTTAAGACTAAGATCAGTTTTCTTTGCCAACTCAAGCTCTGCTTCGAAATGTTCGATAGCACCAGTTAAATTGCCAATGTCTTTTACAATCTTATTGTACCACATATTAGTCCGCTGTCTTGTCTTCTGCTTTGACCAGAGTAGCGTTTTCTGCCAAAGCGGCCTTTTCTGCTTCTGCTTCTGTAACCTTTATTGAGTGCAGAATTCCATTGCGCATTGCTTTTGTAAACATAAGTGCGCGAACACCCGCGTTTGGAAAACGACGATTCAATTGCATTGCGCGTGGAGCTACGTCCAAGTGGTCAATCAATTGTTGATGTAAATTTGTGATTATTGTTGGATCACAAATCTCAGTAATCAAGTCCACATCACCACCAAGTTTCTCTAGAATAAGATCAACTGCTTCCAATGCCTTTTCTCCATCGCCTGTTTCAATCTTTTCGATAAAATTTTCAATTAGTACTTTCATTAGTAATATTCATCCTCTGTTTCTTCAAGATCGTCTAGATCCTCTTCACCGAAGTATGTATGTACGGCTGCATGAAGTTCTTTGTCCAAATCTGCTCGTAGCTCAATTCCATCTGCATATCCATATTCATCACAAATACAAATAAGAGCATCAGCAGCATCTAGTCTGTCTTTCTGTGGTATTAAATCTTTCATTCTAGTCCACAATTCAATTATAAAATCATCCCTCATCTTTCTCTTCCTCTTGTATATGGAAAGCAACAATTTTACATGCATCGCAAGTTTCGTAAACGATTGTCTTGTCTTTAGCCATGCAACGACAAGTGTTAATTGTCTTATCACATTCTTTGCATTTTATTGTTCTGTGTCCGTGAATGCCCATTATACTTCCTTTTCTACCGTTTCAGTGGTCTGCTCGTCTTCTGCGTGGATTTTGTCAGCAAGATTGTAATTTTCGTTCTTTTTAATCTTGTCGAACTCATCCATCACCCTATCCAAGCAACCGTCTGTATTTAGCTTCCATGCCTTCTGGAACTTTTTAATTTCAGTTCCATCGAGTGCGGTATAGATGTAGCTATTGCCCTCTTTTCGTAACAAGTCCATGCCATCTAGCATATCGAACAGTCCAGAGTACGGATCCATTCCAGTATCATATGGAATGTGTACTTGTACGCTCTCAAATGGTTTAGCATAGCGTGATTTTACAACTTTACAACCTGCTCGTATGCCCTTTACTTGTGTAATCTTGTTTCCTGCTGCATCTTCCTTCAGTTTCATCTTCTTCATTGCTACAACAATTGAACTTGCGAAGATAACACCCATGCCACCACTGATTACATCATCGGGGTCGAACATATTTTGTGATTTATACGTGTGGTTGGTCGCAACGAAACCAATGTTCCATTGTGCGATCCTATTTACAGTTTGCTGTACGAGTGCTTTTAGGGCTTTAGCTTTACGTCCCATGTCACCCTTCATATCAGCCTTTTCGAATTGATTGACCTCTGTTGGTGTTGATAGCATACCCAACGAATCGACTACGAATAGAACTTTTGGTCGTTCTTCTTTGTCAACTCCATCATATTTTGATGCATAGTCTTTTACAAACTCATGTAAGATGCCAGCCACTTCATCGACCATGCTAATGCCAATTCGAAGTAGTTTATCTGGACTAGTATCAACGCCAACGGCGTGTAGCCATTGTTCGTCTAGCGCATTCTCAGAGTCGAGTAGTACGCAAAAGATGCCCTGTGCTTGCGCATTACGCACAAGATTACCAGCAGCAATATAGCTTTTTCCAGATCCTGACTCACCAGCAAAGCATGTGACTTTGCCTAGTGGGATTCCGCGTTCGAAATCGCCTGAAATCAAGTAGTTTAGTGTATAGTTTCCAGTACTAACCCAAGTATCGGGGTCATTGAAGCCCGCTGCGATGCCTGGAAGTGCTTTTGTAATTCCCTTCCGAAATTTATCGGGATTGAATGGTTTTACCATTTTCTTATTCTCCAGTGTAAAGAAAGGGGCGAGAAGAACTCGCCCCTATATCATTTATGCGTTATCGCGGTTGCGAATCTTAGCAAGAATGTCTTGTGCAGTTTGACTTGATGCTGTAGAAACATTTGGTGATTCTACTGCTTCTTCTACTGTCTCTTCCCTTGTTGGAGAAAGATTAGCTACACGATCAACATTTGGTGAAACTGTTGATTTTGGTGCTGCTGTAGATTCAGTTGTCTGCTGCTTGCCTGCGCCATCATACTCAAGGCCCCAAGGACGATAGTATGCAGCCCAGCGGTCTGGATCATAAAGTTCACCTTCCAATGAAGCTTCGAACATCTCAAAGATAGCTTGCACACCTTCTGCTGTTGGCTTCTTTGGCATCCAATCAGTAAGTGTAACTAGACCGTTTGTATCAACTGCTGTTAGCTGTTCTTCTGTAAGAGCGGACTCTTTACGTGACCAGCTAGAAGTGTTGTAGTCATTATACTGACCCTTCTTCGTACGGGTGATGCGGAAATTGATTCCATTGAGGTAATCTGTTGGTAGATGTTCCATATCAGGATCCATCAAAGCATTCTTCACGATGTTGTAAAGCTGCTTTCCTAGATTGATACGACGAATTGGGTTCGCTGGAACCTCATCTTCGTTCAATGGGCTATCCATTACGAGACCCTGGAAAATGTAAGAACGTTTCTTCCAGTATTTACGAGCAATTTCCTCAAGAGAGGAATCTTTGAACATTGGTCGTAGCTCTGCGTGAACAGGACATGTATCGCCCCACATTTCTACGCAAGGTACTTTAATGTAAACTCGTTTGTTCTCGTCGCCGCCTTTGACACCTGGGAATTCCAAGTTAATCATCTGAATCTCTTTCCAGAAAAAGGTATTATCTGGATCAGCGTCAGGTAGAAAGCGGATTTGTACTGTTGAATCTTCAGGAATCTCCCAGAATGGGTAGACGAGTGAACTTCCTGTTGTACGTTTGTTTTTGTTGTTATTTTCGAGAGCTTCAAGTTTTGCTCTCATTTCTGCTAGTGTAGCCATGATTATTACTCCATAATTATTATTTTTGAATGCGTACCATGTTGCCCAATATAACTGCATTATTTTTATATTGGGTTGAACGCATAGTGTTTACACATTATACACGTTCTAACTAAATCTGTCAAGTCTTTATTAACAGATACTATTATTTATCATTTTTGAAAGCAGGAAGGGCTTTATCGAGGAAATAAATTACTCTACTTCGCCTGTTCCATTACATTCTTTGCACTCATCTTCATCAAAGATGCTATCTTGTGCATCGCCAGATCCGTTACATTCTGGACATTCATTTGCGGCTGCTGGATCAGCAACTTCCGTAATTCCTGCTGCTTTCCTCAATTCGTTTAGTGATTCATCGAACTGTCCTTGATCCCAGTCATCTCCGCCCATGTAGTCTTGCCATTCATCATATTCTGATGGTTGGCCGTCAAATTCTTCCTCGTCTTCAACTTTGCCAGTTCCGTTGCATGAGTAGCAATCAGATACATCGTCTAAGCCAATACCAGAGCCGTCGCAATCTTCGCAATCTGGTCGCTCAATGTCCATGCCAACAGCATCTTCTGGTGGTAGTCCCATGTGAGCACCTGCTGCGATCTCACCTGCGTGATGATCGTCATAATCTGCTTCGTTTACTTGAAGCTGATAGCCACAACGATCACATTGCTTCGCAGGCCCCATCATTGTGTCACCTTTGTGCATTGTGCCTTTGCGACAACGAATACATTTCTCGCCTTCTGCTTCATCTATTTCACCAGCAAAGTTAAGATTAACAATCTGGTCTTCTTCTTCGAATCCACAAGTGTCACACACGTAGAAAAGATCATCACCATGCCTGTCCATTAAGTCAGATGCGAAATCGCCGCAGTTAGAACATTCACGCTTTGTTTGTGGCTCATATGGATCAGCAAGAGTTCGGTCTGCTTCGTTTACTTCACCATGATGTTCTGCTTCTGTTTCGAAACTGCAATCTTCATAACAGTTAGAACACTTGCCAACATCTGGATCACTCTCTACGCCGCAGCAATGGCTTACGATTGTATTTTCTGTGTATTCTTCTTTTAATTTTTCTTCACCGCCACACTTTTCGCAAGCTTTGCCCCATACTTCGCCTACGCCGTCGCATTCAGAACACTGGCCCTCTTCTTCGAAGATTTCTTCATGCTCAATCATTTTCATCTTGAGTTCAAAGTTTTCAGAGATAAGGTCTACAACATCTTTCGTGCTGCAACCACAGTCTTCGTGAATCTTGCCACAACCTTCGCAAACTTCTTCCTCTTCACGAATTCTTGCGTTCTCTAGAACGTTGCTAACGATGTTCTTTTCAAAGTCACTGATACCAGCGCCTTCGATAAGCTTGCCTGCAACTTTACCAACGAAAACAGAAAGATCAGATTCACCAATCATTCGTTCTGCGATTCCACGAACTTTATAACCCATTGCTTGTACTGGATTTTCAAATTCAAATATTTCTTGTTCTGCAAGTTCAGTCTTTTCAGAAATTGCAATTTCTACTTGGCTTGCTTCAAGAATGGCATCGCGCCATGTTTGCTTGTTGTCCATTAGTCGCTTAATTAGTGGAAGCGTATCAGTGATTTTCTCATCAAACTTACGAACTGTAAACATATCTTGTAGATCAGTCGTATCATTTTCTTCAAGTACGTTAGCTTCACGGGCAGAAATTGTTTCGCTCATCGTTGCGTATGACTTAGCACCAGTTAATCCCTTAAGTTCGCCGCGTAGTGTGGCGATATTTTCTTTGACTGTCTTTACAATATCGTCATTAGCTTCATTCATTAGCTTGTTTGTACGTGCGTAACGCACGAACTCAATTAGCTTGATAACATTGCCAGTTGACTCAACGATATACTCGCCAAGTGTGTCTTGCATGTTTCCACCTTCATACATATGACGAGCCATTGCTCGCGCACCTGCTAGATGATTGTGTGGGAAACGAAAACGCTCGCCTGCTTGCTCTAGAAAGATTGCAGAAATCTGGCGACTACGTGAACCACGTATATCTTCATCTACTTCTTTGCGATGGCGCACAACCATCTTAACTGATTCTAGTGTTTGATAGCTTGTCTTTTTAACACCACTCATACGCGATAGGGATGCTTCGCTAATGTCATTCATGTTTGCTTCCTTAAATTGTTTTGCTTGATATGCAAAATCTTTTGGAGTAATCTCTTTGCCAAACACTTGAACTTCATTCTTGAGCATGTTGGTTGTAGCAAGATTCTTGATCTGCTTCATTACACTTTCGATTTCTTCCAGTGTAACGTGTCGATTCTTATTGAATTTGATCTTGCGGTTCTCAGCGTCAAGAGTAACCATATAGTTTGGTTTGTTTACGAAGAAACGGCGGGCTTCTGCGGCATCATTTGTCTCCATGCCCTCTTCATTGAACATGACGAGGTTGTGATTGTGCCCTTTGACGATAGAGAATATCTTTTCGCCAACTTTTTCGTAATTAATCATATTATCTCCTATAGCAGTATTTATCAAAAACTACTTATAATATGAGCATTGGAAGTGGAATTTCCTCGTCATCCCCTTCGAACTGGCCGCCAATGTTACTGGATAGTTGTGCTTGAAGATCATCGTCCCATTGTGCAATATGCTGAACCATACGGACATTTAGTAGCATAGCTGAAATTAAATCATCTTTCTCACCAACGCTGGCCTCGTATGTGTTGCCTCTTGCAATAAAGTATTTCAATTCATGTACAAGATTCTTACTGCGAACATCCATTTTCTTAGTTTCTACTAGTGACTTCAATTTAGCACACGATTCTAGCTTTGTTCTGTGAGTAGTGTTGTATCCCTTGCGCTTTTTTGGTCCTAGATGACGATTTGGGTCATGCATGAATGTGCCTGGGAATCGTTCTTCGCCAGTATCACGAATAACAACAAGACATGCTTCACCAAGCGAATTGTTTTCAACTGTCCAATAAATATCAGACTTTGGTGCGCGATGATGAATCTCTAGTAATATACCACGCAGTATCTTAATTTGTATTTCGACTGTACTCTTATTGTGTTGCCACTCTGCCACTTGTTTTAATGACGGTAGCTCAAGTACTTGTATAGCAGCATCATCACCACCAGTACCCATAGATGGATCAAGTGCAACACAATAGGATCGCCCATCACGTATCTTATCATACCAGCGTACTTGCCCTGTCTTATGAATCTCATTTTGTGTTTCAAATCCCAACTGAGATAGTGCCATAGAACTAATCAACGTTTCGTTGAATGAAATGAACTGGCACTCATGCTCTCGCTTAAACTGATCTTCACCAACCTTAGCTTGCTCTAGTCGCGCCCATTCATCATCACGATCAGGATGTGCTTCCCATGTTGCAAAGTATCCTTTAAATCCATTTGTTCCAACTTCTGACTTGTTGCCCCACTCATCAATGGTACGTTGAGATTCAAACCAAATTTGAGCGAACTGGTCATCATCAACGTTTGGTGTAGATGTAATAAGACATTTACCACCAGTAGATAGTGTTGGTGATAGAGAAGTCCAGAAATCTCTTGCGACTTGCGGTGGTACGAAAGCAAACTCATCAAGATATACAAGAGATAGCGCAAGACCACGACCAGTAGTTGGTGTTGTTGCTTGCGAAAGTATACGTGAGCCATTATCGAATGTTAGTCTAGTTTTGTTGTACTCTGCTGCGCCTGCACGAATATGGTTTGGCAATTCTTCATAGCAATAGCGAATTTTCTGCATGATTTCATCAGCACCTTCTCGCTTATGTGCTGCGATAAGGATAGTAGAATCTGGTTTGAACATAGCAAACCAAAGTAGATAGCCTGCCGCAAGTGTTGTCTTGCCTAGCTGGCGACCAATCATAGCAATAGAATAGCGATGCTCATTATATACAGCACAGAGATCCCGCTGAAAATCATACGGGGTAAATTTAACCTTACCTTGAATTGGATGCTGCACATACATGAAATTTTCCATGAAGTACATTGGTCCTGTGATTGGATCAATACAGTTTTTAAGTTCGTCTGCCATTTCTGGCGTAAAGCGAACTTTAGCATGTGCTTTTTTGATTAATTCGTTATCTAATTGTGCCATATGAGTATTTAGCAGACAAAAATGGGGCCGAAGCCCCATTTTTATGCATTTCCTTATGAATTAAGACTTGCGAAACCTGCGATATGATTGCTTCATGCTTTCATAGACTGCATCAGTCTCTTTACTACGCATACGATTCTTCATAGCGTTGTCGCCGTAGCCACTTGCTGTTGGGCCTAGATCGTCAGATGGTGATTGATGCGATCCCTTTGGAAAGAAATCTTCTCCATCAGCATACTTCTTGTCATTGTAACCATTCTGTAAATCTTCTTCAACTTCAGCTTCACGATTTGATGGGTGACCTGGGTTTCCACGACTAGTATAATTATAGTCGATGCCTTTTTCAAAGCCTTGTCTACGTAGCATGTTTTCGATTTTCTTTGAGTACTCTTCAGGAATACCAACTTCATTATGCATGCCGAAGATAACTCGATCACCAATTTCATCTGCTACTGCATAATATGCTTGCTCATCAACAAAGTCAATGAAGTCATACCCTGCGCCATTTGATTCATTCATTTCTGTTGATTCAATGATTGTGCCTTCGCCGTCACACTTGTAACATACTTCATCTTTTTCGTAGTTTGAACCACGACCTTGACAAGCAGGACAAGTCATTTCTTCTGGTTCTGGTCTTGGAACTGGATTTACCCATCCCTCTGGTGGTGGATTTTTCTTGGATAGATTTGTAACAATCTTATTCCAGTTTCTAGCAAACGCACTAGATCCCGCTGTTGGGGATATTTGGCTTTTACGCCAGTAATAGTAGTCCATCAAGTCTTCTGGATCATTTTCCCACCAAACTTCTTGTGGCTTAATGTTACCAAAGAAGCCTTTAGTCTTAGATTCTTCGTTGACTTGCGCTAGGCCTGCTGCTTTACGCAATTCGTTCATTTCAATTGTTTCGTAGTACTGGCTATCGCCATAATACTCGCCACCAAAATCAGATAGGTCTTCACCAGAATCATAATCTTCATCACCAACATCAACCATTGCATCATCATCGTGTGCAAATTCATCATCGCCTGGGCCTTCTTCTATGTAAGTAACGCCTGCTGCATTCATAAATAATTCCTTGTTAAAGCGTGGATTTGATGCTGCGAATTTTGCAGCATATTCTTCTGCTTGTTGTTGGCGAATAAATGGGTCGCCGATGTTCTGAAGTGTATCTGCTACCATACGAAAATCTTGGCGCGTGTACGTTGCTTCATCAATTGGGTAATCATCACTAAATGGTTCGCTGTCTGACATATCACGATCAAATGCTTGTAGATTAGTTTCATCATAATCATCTGGATAATCGCCTTCACCTGTATCATATGTGTCTTCAACATCTTGTGGTGGTGCTAGAAAATCTTCTTCTACTTCGCCTTCGAAAATTTCACCTTCGCCATTACAGCGGTCGCAATCCCACAGTCCTTGTTCATCGCCACCAGCATGTACTTGGCCGCTGCCTTCGCAATCGGGACACATATTTGTTGCTGGTTCGAATTCTTCATCATATTCGCGTACCATTTCAACATTTTCATCTGCATGAGTAAATGGACTGCATTCGCCGTCATCATTCTTCTCTGCATCGTCAGATTTGTCACAATCTTCTACGATTGGGAGTCCTGCTGCTTTACGCAATTCGTTTAGTTCATCTGTCATATTCGTTTCCTTAAGTGAGCTTCTACGAAACTCCTCCACGTACTTATCAAATTCTTCAGGGCTTATCTCCTGATATGGTGAGTGATCTATTGTGAATCGTTCACCATCTGGCGTAATTAAGTAATGCCAAATTTTACTGTTGTTACCATCGAATTCAATTTCTTCATCTCGTTCGTAACGGTAACCACTTTCTTCTAATTCTTCTTCACCATCTTCAGGTGAGTTATCAGCAGAACCAACTAGCTTCTGCTTTTTGCCTTTCTTGTACAAGTAATCATCTGGCTTACTTGCCATTGTTGCATAAGGCGCACTCTTATCAGAGTAAGGCTTATTTTTGCGGCCCATCTGTAGTGTCTCCACCCATTACTGACCATCCACCCTGTTCGCCAACATCTGGTGTAGCAACACTTGTATTGTCTACTGCTGTTTTTGACATGAGAGGATTTTCAACTTCAACTACTGGACGCTCTTTCTTTGCATCGGACAGTTCTTTAAGGAAGTTTTCGTTATATTCTTTACCGTACGCTGGCTTTTCGTCTGCTGGATATTCGTTACCTAGTGCAGTTTCATATGCGTCATCTTTGCCTGCTGTGATTGCCATTTTTTCAATGTTGTATGCATCACGCGGATCATATGAGTTATATACAGCAATTTCTTGTTGGCTGATTGCTACTTTATCAGAGATGAATACTCGTAGCTCGTCAACTGTTACTGGATAGCCAAGTACAATTTCTGCTGTAAATACCTTAGCATTACGTACATTTGGAAAGTCAAGTGGTGACTGCTGAATTGGAGATTCAGTAAATTTACCAATTGAATGAAGGTCAAATTTAGCCAGTGCATTTTCCAATGCGTCTTTCTGGTCTGCGCCCAACTCATTTACAGCAAACTTAATGCGATAAGTATACTCTTTCGCGGATTCTACCAAGTAATAGTCTTTATATGCGTTTGTCATTCGGAAAAATTCCTCTGTTCATTTTGTAGTATTTATCAAATACTAGAAATAAAAGAGCCTTATTCTTCCTTCGTGATGTGCAAGTGTCTTAATAGTTCGTTGCGGTCAAATTCCACGCCATCTTCGCTTATTGGGTCATTCATGTTAGCACCCGCCAGACGATCCATGCGCATTTTCTTCAACTGTAGGTCGATTGTTTTGAGTTTTCGATTGATTTTAGCTTCTTTGGCATCCAAGGAAGTCTTTAGCATAGACGCAGCCACTTCCATCATGCGACCACTATGCGCATCCGACATATTCATGGCTAAGTCTTTTAGTTCTGCGTATGCTTCAAGCGCCTCTTTGGCAATGTCATCCATCTCACTATCATTGTTATCAAGATCATCTACTCTCGTTAGGGCATGGTCTATCTTTTCAGCAACAGTCAGTGCTTTGATAATCTGTGTAGTCTCGTCTTCTGTGCTGACCTCAACTACAGGGTTAACTTCAATTTCTTTTACTTCTACCTTTAGCACTTCTTTGATTGGTGGCAGATTGAATGTTTCTTCTAAACTCTTAGTCATGCGTTGATCTCCATTATACGTGTATTTATCACTTAATGGAATGCATTATATCAGTTTTGATTATTTCTTCTTTTTCTTGCCGAATAATTGATTTTCATTGATAACGCGAAACTTCAATCCATGCTTCTTGCAAAAGTTTGCAGCCGCCTGCCATTTCGCCATGTTCACTGCATATCTTAGTTTATCGCCTTTTGTTTTGGCTTCACTAAGCGATGATTCTTTTGCTGGTTTTACTTCAATGAGTTCTTGGTGCTTATTTCCATGCTTATCTACGTAAACCAGTAACATATCAGGAATGTATACTGATGATTTTCTGGTTAATGGATTTATGTATGGAATTTTTATAGGTTCAGCAACCCAACTAACGACATTTGGGTGGTTATCAGCCAAACGAAAAAGTGTGAGTTCCCAACTACTTCGGTATCGCGGGAGATTTGGGCCCGCATACTTGTCTGGATTGTTTGGAGTGTAAGTATCGCTTGCGTACTTCTTTCGTCTAGCCATTATGCTAATAGATAACGTGACCTTACGCTAGTTCTATTATCTACTCCCTTTGATGCTGCAAGCTGACTTGTCCCATCTCGCAGTTGATTGATGAATTTGTATGTGTTTGCTTCAAGTAGTGATAGTGTTGCTGTGTTTGATCCTTCCAGCAAAGACATAACGCTAACTCCTTGCGCTCTAGCAGCATCTACCATGACAACTGCCATTGCTTTTGCAGCAAGTGGTTCTGCGCCACGTTGCTGTAGATAACCTTGTGCAGCATCGAACTCTGCGATATTAATTGAGGCAGATACCAAGTTAGTATCGAATGTTCGCTGTACATCAGCGGGGCGTACTATTTCACTTCCTTGTCCATCTTTTACTACATTTACTAGTTTGCCATTGTTCTGTCTTGCAGCAACATCAGCACCCAAGTATCTAACGAGGTTTGTTGAGATTCTATTTGCAGCCATTATCCACCGCCTGTTATGCCTGTTACAACTGAGTTTAAGCCTGCCGTTGCAACGGCACCCACGCCTGAAGCAAATCTATTTTTTGTTCTATTCACAGCACCGCGTCCAATGTTATTTGCTGTTGTTTTAAGTAAGTTAATTGGATCAGGATTGAAGCTTACTGTGCCACCAAAAATACTGGTTGCCGCTACTGATCCAATTGCGCCTGGGATTGATGCGAAAATATCACTGACACCACCAGTTAATCTTTGTAGGTTCTGTTGTCCAACAACTGAGCTAACAGTTTGGCCGAAACGAGATGATAACCAGTTTCCACTTGCCATTCCCATTGAATCTACAACAGCGCCTGGCCCGCATGTTGTTACATTTGGAAATTGTGCAAGCGCAGCGTTTGTTAAGTTTCGTCCAGAAATTGGTGAACGTATTGTAATAAGATTTGAGAGTTCATGGAAATCTCCATATCTAAATCGTTCTAGTTCATTCTGGTCAAGTTGCTCATTGATGTTTGCATAAATTACGCCTTCATGCTCGAATTCAAATCGCATTTCAACTAAGCCACTACTATCTTCATAGTCTAATGTATCATGTTGAAATGTAGAAACACGAGGGTGTATAATGCGTGTGCGAGAAAACTTACCACCATGAACTTGAAATACATCCATGCTCTCTATTAAATATTTGGAGTTGCCTACTCGCTTCAGATTGTAACCATAATTATCAGCAAAAGCCTCTGTGATCGTATCATCTAAGTACTGATCTCTGCGATGTTCTGGTGCTGCTGTTCCATTGAATGCATTAAGAAATGTTTCTAGAAATGTTCCAAGTATTGTGTTACCTGCGCCAGTGCTTTGTCCCAAGTCTAGCTTCTCATTTGCAACGCCGTCTTTGAAGTAGTATTCATAGTACATTTCCCACAGGCGCAACATTCGACCTTCCACAGAGTCGTGGAAAGTCATGGCTATGGGTGTATAATTAATGCGCTTTTGTGAAATGCGCTTCTTGTTGTACTGGTTTAAAATTTCAGTATCAATCGTCATCGAAGGCATCGTTACGCTTTTTACCATCTGAGTAACAATGTCTTGGTCTACATTATTCAAGAACGCTTGTACGAAATTTCTTACAGCAGGGTCTGCTTCATTGAAATTGAATTTTACAAAAAACTCAAACTTGTGTCGAGGCGTTCCATTAACAAGATTCGTTTTATTGAACCCATAAGCATTGGCGGCATGTCGAGAATCGCGCATATGCACGTTTTGGTCGAATATGCCGCCAAAAATTCCTTCGAAACTCTTAGCCAAGTTAGTGTCCTACTAGTTAGCCAACGCTCGTGCCGCCCGTAAACCCATCAAGAATGTTAGGGAACGGATCGCCACCAACTGTTGTGCCGTCGTTATCGTTTGGTCCGCTTAGAAGTGTGGCATTGTCATAACGTACTGTCATTTGAATACGCATGAACTCGCCGCCGCTTTCATAGTTAAATTCGTTGTTTACAACGTTTGTTAAGAAACAACCATCTAGCTGCCAACTCTCAAGTTCTTCTGCATTCGTTCCATCAAGTGTTTGAATTTGCATACTGAACTTATAGTTTGTTCCTGCAACTGGGCCGATTTGCTCAAAGTGGTTTAGCTGGCGCTGAACCTGTGAACTAACGGCGGAAGTTACAGCATTTGTAATGTCATCCCTTACTGTAACGTCGATTGGTTGCCACTCATGCTTGCCCATTGCGTATGCAATAGAGTTATATGAGTGTACTGGAACCTCAGTATACGTAATGTTAGGGCGTGTAACAGATACAACGTTTGCTGTTAGTTCGCGTAGATTGTCGTTGGTTCCAAAGTTGCTAAACAGAATACGAAAGCGATAGGATAGCTTTGGTTGAAGCATACCCAGCTTGTTGCCGTCTAATGGAATACCAAATTTACTTAAATCTGCCATTTATAATGTTCTCCTGTGAACAGTTCTAATACACACTTATTTATCAAATTTCGAAAATAATTTTCCTGACCCTAAAAAAATACCCCGACGAGCGGGGTATTTTCTTGTTTGTGGGTCCTTCTTATAAGTTCAAATCGTCGCCTGTGTTCTGGATACGAATTGGGATAAAGATGAACTCTACAGACTTGATTGGCTGGATAGCAATATCAATCCATAGTTCGTTAGCGTCGATGCGAGCAGGAGTGTTATTGCTCTCGTCCACAACTACTAGGAAGTCATTCAAGCCACGTAGCGTTACTAGCTCTGCTAGGAATGCGTCAAACGCATCTTTCACAGCGCCGCGTGTTACTGTGTCGTTAGGCTCAAACAAGAATGGCTGTGCCAACTGGTCTGCTTGATAACGAACATAGTTCACGAGGCGAGCAACATTAATACGATCTAGAGCAGACGAAGTAGCCTGTCTTGTCTTCTGACCAAATGCAACCAGTCCTCTGTTTGGAATGTTTGCAATTGGATTAACGTTGTTCTGCTGTAGAACATCACGTTGTCCTTGTGTTAGTGATACTGGAACAAACTCATCGTTTGAATCCAAGTAGCCAACTGCTGATGCATTAGTTACTGTGCCGCGTGTGAAGCCTGCTGGTGCGTACCAAGGGTAAGCAACGTTGTCATTCTGCGCCATCACACGAAGCATCATGTGACTTGATGGAACAACTACTTCACTACCATCTGTATTAGTAGATAGACCAGATGGGTAGTAAACACCCAAGTAGCTATCTGCTGTTACTAGACCATCTTCGCCGTTGCCTGCTGCGTTAGCAGAGTTAGAAGCCCATGCTTGCAAAGCAGTTGTACTGTTTGACAAGTTGAATGGGGAATCACCAAGAACAAAAGCTTGCTCTTTACGGTCAACGTTTAGTGCAACCATTTCATCAATAAGTTCTTCGTAGCCAGGAACAGCAATTAGATTGAAGAAAATTGTATCGTCACGAATTTCTTCATTACCAACTAGTACCGCAGCAAGTGCTTGTGTAACTACTGCTTTCTGCGCACGTTGTCCTGTAATCAAGCTACCATCTTGGTTGTTGCCACTTGAGCTAACCCAACGATCAACCAGTACGGTTGGCGCTGACGTTAGTGCTGTTGCATTTTCTGTCCAAATCTTAACATTGCGTCCACTGTAGCGTGTATTAAATAGCAATGTGCCACCTGGATATAAACGCGGATCTGGAGCGTCAAGGTCAAGATCCGCGTTACTCTGTGCGGAATTCACTCGCGCATCAGCAAATACAATACCTGCTGATGTTGTTTGGTCAGTATTATCTACTAGTACCCATGCATCTACAGCAACATTATTACGATAGATAACTGGATAATCGTTAACTTGGTCGGTTTCAACCCAAACACTGTCTATGGTCACAGTCGGCTCGTCGGACTGGACATAAATTGTGCCAGCAACTTCATTCCATACAGCATTGCCACCGTTAACTAGAATGTCAACAATGAAGCTTGGATCATACCAATATGTGCCTGCTACTGTAGTACCAGTTGGTGCTGTGCTTTGTACGTTATATGTATCTACTAAATTATCAGTTATAGCTTCTGCTATAGTTCTGAAGTTAGATGTCGTGCCGTTAATAATATACAGTTCACCTATAACAGATGTACTAGCGGCTGTAATAACAATGTCACGACCATCTGTTGCAGTTAATATTACTTGATCTGTTGCACTTTTAGTAGCAACTACTGAATTGCTTGTTAATGCTGGATCAAGGTTGAGTGCGATAATAACTTCGTCAATGCCCGTCATAACTGCTGTTACTGCTGTGCCAAATGTAGTTGTTGCTGTGCCATTAAGTGTAAACACAGTTGTCGTATCATCAGTGATTACGCCTGCAACTGCTGTTGAACCTGTGAATACTGTTGTTGCTGCGCCGTTGTGCATTTGTAATGAAATATCTGCCTCAGAAAGTATCTGTGGACTTAGTGGCCTATTCGTTGAAGGGCCACCTGGAACAGTCGTATCGTATGAATCTTGACTATCAATAAATCCAACTATTGTACCAGCAGCAATATTATTTGAAGAAACCCCTGTTAGTGCATAGTAACCTGCATGAGTATCTTCAATAGATGATACAGTGTCAGTAACAGATTGTCCTAAACTAGAGTCATAATGACTTATTGAGAGGTCTAGACCACCGTTTGGCGTAGATGTCTTCAACCACAAGTCACCTGTGGCTAGTGCAGTTGAATCGTCAGACTGTTTATCAGGTTCGCCTGCATGAGGAGCCCACTGAAAGTCAGTTCCACCACCTGCTGCTCGATGTGCTGGGTTACCTATTATCAACCAGGCGCCAGCCACACGTTCGAAATAAACAATTGTGCCGTCGCTTCTGTAGTTGACAACTCGGTTGCCGTTTTGATATCCGCTTGATGGTTCAGCATTACCATTGGTAATGGTTTCGGTGTCAACCACTATTAGATTAGTTAGCGCCTCCCATGCGCCTGCGCTGCTCCATGAAAATAGACCATTAATGGTACTAGTAGCTGTTGTATCTAACCAGTATGTATTGTCTGGTGCTGCTCCTGCTGGTGCTACGGACGTTGGATCAAGTTCGTCTAGATCAACGTCTGCGCGAACAACATATGCACGATTAGCTGCGCCAAGAAAAGAATATGAAGCCAAAAGACCATATTCGTTTAGTGGGAAGCCATTTTGTGCTGTTCCACCAACTTCGTTGAAGTTTGGATCACCAAATGTCTGTAGTAGTTCACGCTGACTAGCGATTAGAAATAAGCTGTCTGCGTTCGCGGCAGTTGTTCCTGCTGCGATACCTGTTCCATCAGGTGTAAGTTTGTCTTGCTTTGTAGCAATAAGGATTAGGGGTACAGTACCTGGTCCCGCAGAACTGAAAAAGCTCTCATCGGTTACAGTGACTTGAACGCCAGGTGATACTAGGGCCATGTTATGTTCTCCTTGATAAATAAATATGTATAAATAGCGTTATACGCTTATACGAATATTTATCATAAAGTAGGAAATATGGGCGACTTTGAGAAAGAAAAAAGAACACTTAATGACCTTTCTGGCATTTCTTTGCCTGCATTAGATGTTGTTGTACAAAAGAAGCGTAAATCCCGCACAAAAGAACACAACGAAGCAATTAGTAAAGCCAAGAAAGATTATTATGCGTCAGAGAAAGGCCAAGCAGAAAGAAAGGCACGGTCTGAAAGAACTAAAGCGTATTGGGCTAGTCCAGAAGGGCAAGCTAAGAAAAAAAGATTAAGTGAAAAGTATAAAGGTAAGAATTTTAAAACTTATAACGATTAGCAAGTAGTTGAACCATTCCATACAAATCTTCAAGTGTACCATTATTGTACATTAATTCATCTGGTGTCTCTGCTGACCATGCCCATTCACTTGCATGAATTTGGTGTAATTTTTCCATAGCAATAATCGCAGCTTCGTCGCCCGCTGCTGCCATTTTTGCCCAGCCCCACCATTCGGGTTCTTCACCACGATCAACTTGAATTATTCTCCCACCTAATTCGCGTATTGCTTGGACTTCGTTTGGAAATCGACAATCACTGATTACAACGTTTTCTGTGTCTTTATAACGTGCCATGACGCTTAACATCCAAATATCCGTATGAAAGTTGTCGCGAAATACGTCGGTGCCTATTAGTTGAAGTGCTAGGCGGGGAGTGAAGTCTTTTATACCAAGTTTCTCAGACCACCAATGGTCAATTTGCTCTCTGGAATCGCGACTCTCAATTGTATCGCCAGTAAGCATAGCACGATCCCAATTGAATAAATGTGCTGTGATGTCTTTGAGTGTAGCTGCGTAGCTGTCTTGTCGAAAGCCGTACTTATCTACGAGTTCGTCTGCTACCGCACCCTTTCCAGAGTTCATGCGGCCGAGTAGTCCAATTATCATTGAGTTATCCTTATAATTATGCTCTAATTATATCAAGGATAGAGAAATTTGTCAAGCGGTTATTTGAAATCGTCAAAATTAGGAAGTTTGAATTCACCAGTAACGTCGATGAGGCCTTCTTCGCACTCTGGACACCCTTCACCAAAGCACTTGTCACAAAGATCATATTCGCCAGTTGGAATATCTTCATCTTGTGTTTCATCAACAGCGGAAAGATGGTATGGTGGAAGTTTTAGATCACGCGCTATTTCATCTGCCTCTTCAGGCGAAATTTCACCAGAATCATGCATGAAACTATCCAAGTCACTTTCATCGTAGATGTATCCATCTACTGCTTGCCCAAGCATCAAGTCTAATCGCTTGAGAAGTGCCAAACGTCGCTCTTGCGTATTGTTATCATCCATGATAAACGCAATTATATCATCCTGATTGTCAGACATTAACAAATTGTCAAAGTCCTCTTTTCGTTTCATCGCTGGATGGCGCACGACATTTGAAATTTCATTCATCTTCATTCTGTTGCTGGTACTTCCTCTGTTAATGCAGATTCACCCAATCGCACACCACGCAAAAGCAAGACTTTTTCAATTTTTGGCCTGTCTTTTGGTGTATTACCAGACTCGTACATCTTAATCAACTCTGGTGTTGAAACTGTGTGCGCAGATGTGCTGCTCTTCCTGTTTCCAAGCTTGTACTTGTATGTACGTACTTCTGCTTTCTTACCGCGATCTGCTCTAAATTTTGCTTTTGGCATTTTTCTATCCTCAAAAGAATTATTATAGACTATTCTGTACCAAAAGTCAAGCCCGTATTTCCTCTTTTATACGTGATCTGGGCCTGGGCGCGATTTTACAACATCTGCAAACTCGTCACCGTCCACATACCATCCTGGGCGATCTGGCTCATGGCCGTTGTCGCGCAGTAGCTTCATTTGTTTATGCGTTAAATAATACATACGTCCGAAATCTTCAGGATGAATAGTTGCTTGGCTCAATAAGCGCAATGGATTATTCATATTGCTATCATCACCTATGGTTTTCATCATGCGCGCAACTATGTAAATTATGCAGCCTATAAATCCTGCGATAAAAAGAACAAATCCTAGTATTACTAATCCTACGACAGTCAATGCTTCTATCATTATCTATTATCCTTAGTGAGCATACTATCTTTGCCATCACCGCATTTCTCGCTGTGCTTTCCATGACAATCTTCTATATCGCCAACAATTTCTACATCATAGCGATCACGAACTATTTTTAATGCTGCTCGTACATCGTGCCCTTCGCCTGCTTTTCCTTTGTTAGCATCTAAGAACTTTTTCTCAGCTTCTTTAGGATCATGTGCAACAATAACTGGTACGTGAGGCTTGCTTTCACTTATAATTTCGTTAATCTTCATTATCCAATCCTAAATGGCATGCCGTCTCTGCTTGCAACAAAGTTCTGCAATTCAATTTCAAGACGTTCCATATCTGCCAGTCCATCAGCTTTCATCTGCTCACCGTTAAGCAATACAGCGCCGCCTGGGCCTGGAAGTCCACCTGGGAATTTACTACGTGCTTCACCTAGCATCGCTTTTGACTTAGCCAAAGCGTATTCGCGAATCCAGGGGCCAGTATAAATGTCAGTGAGCAAGAATCCTTCTGGTTTCTTCATCCAAGTTTTAGCCATTACATCTTCTTCTGCTGTAGGACGACGAACAAGTTCTAGTTCATGCGAGGATGGCTTCCAAATGAAGTTAATTTCTGAGCCAAATACACGACCAATTGTTTCTTGATACTGCGCAAAGAAGTCCCAAGTGGCTAGACCACCTGTACGACCAGCTTGCAGTAGATAGATGTTTGAGAATGCTGCTTCGAATGGATCGAAGTTAGTACCACCAGTACTGTTAGCTCCTACGCCCCTGCGATACAACTTTTCAACCTCCACAACCTCTTCTGGAAGTGTGTAGATGTTCTGATCTGGTTGCATTGTGAAGAATACATGTGATTCTTCAACACCGCCAGTTGTACGTTGTCGAATTTTTTCAATTGCCAATTTGATTGCGAGGTCGAGGTGCTCGTTATCAAGCTCTACTTCGATCATCTGATCGCCAAGTAATAGCTGAATCTCTTTTTTCAAAGTGTGACGCGGTGTTTCTGTTGCTGACATTCAATAATCCTCTACTATGATGTAGAGTATTTATCAGCTTTTGGTTTATTTGCGCTTTCTTTTCTGGTCGCGCTTTCGATCTTGGCGATTTTCGCGTCGTTCGTTATTGACTACACGGGGTTCGCGTCGTTCGTTATTGACTACACGGGGTTCACGTTGTCTAGGCGGAGTAGTTCTTGGTGGTGTGCGACGAGGTGGAGTGCTTCGTGGCTCGTTTCGTACTTGAGGCTGTACATAGTCGCGTCTATTATTGCGTTGTCTATCATTATCATGTTGTCTTTGATTATTGCGCGGACGAACGGTGTGTTCGCAATACGAAGTATGAACATGCACATGCTGCACAACTACAGGACGAGAAAAATGCCTGTGGCCGCTATAATGTCGCGGAGCATGATAGTAACGATACCCGTGATTACCATACACACGATAACCATTGTAGTAACTGCCACTGTAGTAGCCTAGCGTGTAGCTGATGTGATTAGTTGGTTGAAAATACGGGCCATAGTTGTGACCACTGTGATAATCGACTGCGACAAACTCCATTGACTCGCAACCTGCGAGTGTAAAAAGTGCTGCTAATACTAATAAAATACGCATGATTTTGCTCTCCTTCGTATATATTATTTAGTACTATGATAGCACAATTTCGCTGAACGTCACCTGAATATCGGGGATTTTTGGAAATTAATTTCCTGCTGATGCAGCAACAGCGATTTCGTGCGGGCAATTAGCATTATGTTCATGTTTATGAATCGTTGCGCCGAATTTGCCGCTCACCATGAAACCTACATAATCGTAGTCATCATTGTAGCCAAACGTCTGTTTAGAGTTTGGTGTTTCATGTATTTGCAGTGTGTATTTCTTCTCTCTGATTACTTCACCGAGAGTATCACACCCACTTACTGTAACTAGTGCTATAATTATGAATAGTGTTCTCATAATAGCCTCCTTACAATCTATTTAGTCGTTCGTTTGCCATCTGTGTATAGAAAAATTCTTAATATCTTTCTTCTGTACACGCCCACGCTCCTCAAATTCGATCCAACCGCTCCCTGTGTCCATAAATTTATCGACAAAAGACGTTCCATCTTTCATCTTAATGAAAACACGCTTCCCCTTGTTCGTTGATGAGTGCGTACTCATCCTTTCAGTATCTCGACCATGAGTTCTTTGCGCGTCATTGGCACTACTTCAAGTACTATCGTCGTTATGCCGTAATGCGCTTTCTGTCGCTCATATAAATCTTTATTTATTTTATCAAATTCGTTCTGATTGTGGTCTACAATTGCTTGTGCTTCTGCTTCTGTGTTCCAGTATTTTGCTCTAGCAATATTTGCAGATTGCTCACCACCAATCCATAGATGGATGCCACTGTTTTTGCTATGCGCTCTTACAAGATAGACCATGTTATTCATTAGTGATGACTTGCAATTGTCATGGAGAGTGTGCCGCCACTCGTTAAATTTGCTTCGGGAAAATGTTCTTGTATTATTGGCAGGGCGAACCCACGAAGACCTTGTTTCCACGAAAATGTTTCTTCTTCTCGCCATCCACCAACAACTTCAAGATGGAAATAGAATTTCACTCCGCTTGCAAGCTTGCGCCGAGTTACCTGAAACTTCATTTTATCTTTGTGGTCGGCAAAGATTTCTTTGAGTTTATTAACTTTGGCTACACGATCCTCACCCGTCGTCAGAATCTCTTTCAGGTCTGTTGATTTGTGTTTCATTTTCAATCCTGTATGTGTACGTTAATGTATTGTAATCTTCTTTGATTCGATTAGTATGGAAGAAATAATATGATATGAGGCGACCACTTTCAACTTTGTATGCGCCTTTTGTTGTGATATACAGAGTATTGACACCCTTGTATTTTCGATGTAAAAATTTCAAACTTGCGTAGCCATACTCAACTGCCCATTGCTCTGTTAGTGCGCAGATTGAGTCTTTCTCGTTCATTTGAATATTTTTAATATCACAACATCATTATTTATCCTCCCATTGAGTTTATAGTCAACTGCTTTAATATCACTAAGAAACTTGCGCAACTTCACTTTACCAGACTTCATAAAGTCTTTCAACTGCTGTTCTGGCTTGCGTATTGTTTTCTGAATACTTAGACTAGTGTTAAAGTCTTTGATTGAAGTTCCTTTGACCGTAAGTCCTGCTGCATCCTGTGCAACATACTTGCCAAGCTTACGATATTTCTTGTTGTAAATCCAGATTTCACTGGCACCTATGATTCCTGATGGACTCACACTTGCAATTCCAAGTTCTGGCGCAGAAACACAATACTTCAACTTCGCTATCAACTTTTCAGTAGACGGAGCTTTCTTCTTGCGTGTCTTGCGCTGTGCGTTTGATACAGTCTCAACGACTGCTGCCTCAGCTACGATGTTATTCAAAAGTTTCTGAACACGAACCAGCGCACTCTTGGAAACGTGACTGTATGCTTCTGTGAGTTCTTTGTCTTTGTCTGAAAGAACGTCTTTGATTTGAAGCAACTCTGGCTCATAGAATTTCTTGATCCATCGTGCCTGACCAGCCTTAAATCCTGCTGCCTGCATTGTCTTGGTAGGGTTCATTGTTACTTTTGAGACTGTCTTGACTCTACCATACATCAAATCATCAACCCATTGATCGAATACTGCGCCGAGTGTCTCTGCTTGGATGCGCATACGATCTTGTACTGTAAGCACAGGGCCAGTGTTAGTAGTCTTTGCTTTCTCTGCTGCTTCGATCTTGCGTTCAGATTTCAGTGCCACAGCTTTCACTAGCAATTCATCAATCTTGTTCTTGAAACTAGCTTCCATATCCTCTGGAAGTTCCCCGCCTTCGACAATAATAGTTGCATACTTGCCAGAAAACGCTAATTCAGCATCACTGAGTACGCTCAGGAGCTTGTAATCCAACTTTTCATTCTTAGCATATTTGAGACAGTTCGCTTTCAACTGCTTATCTGTCATATCGTATTGTGCATAGTGCAATGCGCCCCAAACCAAGTGTCCATGTTTCTTGTGGGTACGTTTCATCAGGTCGAATTTCGGCCTGTCCATGATATATTTTGATTTCTTAGCCACTTCCTGTTTTCCTTATGGTTACGAACTATTTAGTATAGCATAATTGAGTTAAGATTGCAACTGGCCTGCGATTATTGCTGCAAGTTCATCAACTGTACTGTCTTTTACGATCTTTTTACGTTCTGCTGCTGCTTCAGCAAAATGCTCAAACAGCTTTATCATGCCCCACTTGGCAACAGTTCCATCAGCGTAAAAATTTATGCATTCTCTTACGCGCCAAGCTGGAACATCACCATATTCTAATTCATAACGCTCTTGAACAGGTGCCCAATCATTTATGAGGATCGTCGCAATCTTCTGCGGTGTGACATCTGTTGAATAGACTTTATCTATGTGGTCACGCTGCTCTTTGGTCATAAAAATCTGTTGTAAATCGTCATTATTGAGTTCGCCAGCTTCAACAGCCAGCGCGATCTTGCAAAGGTCTAATTGTGGTTTGTCTTGATCCATTACAAGTCTCTGTGTTTAACGTCACGACCACCAGGGATCATTGAGTTTTTACGATTAGCGCGAAGATGCATGTACAGCTTTTTCTTCGCTTGATCTACTGACCCCTGTATTGCGACAACTCTGTATGCAAATGCAACTACATCGTCGCGTGAATTTTTAGCAACAACTTTATCGCGTACTGTGCGGGCAGCATCAAGTTCTTGCTTGAGTTTGGTTGCTTCCTCGTCCCGAATAATCATTCGACCATGCTCTACTGGTGCAGCATCAATGATTTCGAATGCTTTTTCAAGCGGAAGACTTTCAAAGATTGCGCGTTGCAATCTATCTATTTCAATAACCTTTTCCTGAACACTTGAACATGCTGAATCATAGAGAGATTTGTAATTCTGTCCCTCGACTTCATCAAGAATTTTCTCACAACGATCTTTCGCAGTTTTTAATTCTGGAAGATGTTCGAATTCCACACAAGTCGCATAACTTTCACGCACATCGGCCAGATCAAAGTTCAGACCTGACGCACCGTGTATAAGTCGATGTTCTTTCGGAGTTGCCATTACTCGTCTACGAGACTCAAATCGTCGGCAGTGATGTTTGATTCTTCTGCCAATTCCTCAAGTGTGACAAATGCTGCTGCCTCAGTGTCAAGCAAGGGGACAGACATGGTGATTTCAACGCCAGTCTTAATGTCCAGCGTATCTTCTTCCTGATACGCATACTCGCGTTCTGAAATGACACAGCCCTGTGCAGTTACGCCAGTGATGACCTGAAATGTCTCAGTGTCACCATCTTCTGCGTAGTCGTGGATTTTTACATTCTTCATGTTACGTGCCTCTATTTGATATGTGTGCTTAACACAATATCTCTGAAATTGTAGTAAAACTCACCAAATGCTTTCGTTTCACTATCGAATTCTGCGTTTCTGTGACGGAGCAGATAGATCATAATAGCTATGATTAAAAGTTGCTCTCGCAATACTGGCGGAACTTTCAAGATTAGTTCTCTCAGTTCAGCTACGTTGTCACGACCACCAATGTCGCCATTCATCAACTCAGTCATTTGTTCCAACTCAGCCAACTGCTCAGTAGTCAAGTCCTCGCGCTTCAATTGCTCGTTCTCAACAATATCTCTGTCATCGCCCTTGGGGCCTGTGGTCTTTTGACCAACAATAACTTTCTTGTATGATCTGAAAGATGGAATCTTCGTGCGATCCATCATGTAACGCAAGAGTTTGTTATTGCGTTTAGTTTTGTCATAGATGCCAGCATTGTCATAGACTTCGAAGGCATCAAGTATTTCTTGTGATTTGATATTAATAGTCATGTGGGTGACTCGCTTTATGAATTGGTAAGGTTAGAAGGAAGTTGGCTCACGCAAAACTTGTAACGCCGACCCTGAGCATTCATTGCTTGGATCGGATACTTTTTAGCGCGAGTGTTGATGCCACAAATGGTGTACGCCGTACGACCAACTGTAAACGGTTTTCCAAACGAAGTCTTTTTAACGCCAACCAACCAAGCTTTCGATTCGAAATTCTGCTTGTCGATGTTGACAGCATTTCCGCTGTTGTCGGACGCAGAAAAACACTCAAGCTTGCCACGAAAATCGTTATCAGTGTAACGAATATTTCCAAGCTTGAACGAAACGCCATGCTTCTTTTCAACTACTGCAAGTGCAGCGTCGATGTCAGCGCGGATGGTTTTCAGATTTGATTTATTGAACATCATGTGGGTTTGCTCCAGGTAAATTACGACGGATCGACAGTCAGAATATTCCGACCATCGACAACTTTAGAATTGACGCGAGTAACACGCGACAAAATCTTGTCGCCCTTAATCGCTGAAATGAGTGCAAGCATTTTCTCAACGTCTGCGAACGCAAACGTGAATGTCTTGGTTTCTTGGTCTACGCCAAGCAGTTCGCCACCATCTGCTACGATCTGGTCACGAACGATGTTGATTTGTGCTTCTGATAAAATTGCCATTTATTGTTTCCGTTTTCTCAGTGTATAATATAATTATACGGGAAAAACAGGGAAATGTCAAGCTTTTGAGCAACCTAAATTCCTAAGGAATTCATGGGTTTACAAGTTTTTTCACCCTTTATTGGAACGGGGCTTGGTCATGGTATTATATGCGTATATAACAGAATTTCCTGTATTTGGGGTCGAAAAACCCTAAGGAAATCAAGGGGTTGCGAGGGGGCAAAATAAAATACGCCCTTTAGCTATTGACCGTGGCCCGTTGCTTTCGCCAGAAGCCCTCGAGTCCCATGCCATGCGCATTGATTGGAATTCCCTTCAGTTTCGGGAAATTCTCAGATTCACGCATGTAGCCCTCGATCACGAAATACTCGTCGCTGATCGTTCCGTCTGTGAAGTAGTTTACGCTGTCAATGTCAGTTTTGACTGTCTGCCAGAAGCATACGTCTTTTCCAGCTATACTATAAATTGGTGCAGCGTAGAATTCTCCCACTTGTGTATGCTCTTTGACAACATCGACTAACAGGCGATCAAAACATAGTGCATCTTCGATCAAAAAGTCTTCGCGGCTGTCTGTGCAAATTCTACGTATTTGAACATACTGCACAGAGGGGAAATTACCCAACCATTCGAGCATTTCGGGTATCTCTGCTACGTTGTATTTGCTTGCAACGATAGACACACGACAATGATCCACTTCAGTTAAGATTTTCTCCCAATCTGGCATTGGTGACTTGCCCATCATCAATTGTTGGGTATCAAAGTCTCGCGTATGGATTGAGAACCCAGGATTGGCAATGCACTTGGCTATCGCATCCATTTTCTTAGGTGCGAGGAATCCATTGGTACGTAATCCCATTTTAAAACCTTGCCCTTGAACGTAATCTAGAATCTCACCCAAATACCGATACATTAATGCATCTGTGTTTTGTCCAGTGAGATAGATATTTGGAATGTTGCGCTGTTTGCAAGTGTCGAGAAATTCATCAAACTTTTTCCACGTACTAAAGTGGTCGCGCATTTGATTTTGGTTTGAAAAGATTGGATCAATGTCTTTGCCAAGACAAAAGTAACAATCCGCGTTGCACTTTCCGAGAACGTTAATGTTCGCAAAACTTGGTGCAGAACGATCCCAATTCTTTTCAAATTCGGGGCGAAGCAGTTCATTACGCCATTGCTTAGTCACTTCTACTCTCCATTCCTTCTAGCTTAATTTTCTCTTGTTCAAGTTTGAATTCAAGGTGGGCAACAACACTATGCTGATAAGACAATGCAGCTTCTCGACTAAGTTTGGCCTCATGTTCTTTTACTGCTGACATATGCTCCGCGCAATAAAAGCGTGGGTCATACATTGGGCCTCTTGTGCAATCAATAAAACTGGTGTCTTCTTCATTACAGTTCGTTGCGTTACAAATCATTTGCTCTTTTGTGAATTGCATTATTCTACCATCCTTACGTGAATCGTGTACATTACGTAACTAAGATCACCACTAGTCCAGTTTCCCCTGCCAGTTGCAGTCCATTTGATGTCTTTCTCATAATCTGCCTCTGCGTATGCGCGGGCATCGTTTGGATCGAGAAACATTTTACGTTCGGTCACGGTAGGACTTGTTCCCATTGCACCCAACGTAGTCATGTCTTCGATGATTAATTCATAAAGTTTCATTTTTTTCTCCAAGTTGACGGGTGACGCACAATGCGCGCCACCCATCTGTTTAGACAGTCTCGACTGCTTCTACTACTTCGATATTAATACGCTCTGCTGGAAGTTTCGCATTTTCACGAACTTCTGCAAATGTCATATCACGAATTAGCTTACCACTGTCGTAGACTGTCTCAAGCATTGGTGTGTAGCCAGCAGACATCATTGCTGCAACTTCTTCTACACGTACAGTCTTGTGGTCTTTGCCGTTGTACATCAGTTCCAAACGACCAGCCATAGACTTCTTGAAGCTTGAGCTAATTGGCTCCCAAGTAGTTGCATCGTAAATGGTAGGATCTTTGTAAATGTCGATCCAAACACCATCTGTGTATCGTGCGCAAGCTTTCATTGCAAACTTCAGTGTGTCTCTGTTGTTCTTCTGTAACAGACCTCCACCCATTCCGAATGCGATGTTGCTGATGCTCCAATTATCCTCAAGAAGCAAGTCAATAATCTGCCTAACATCTTCGATGTCGATGCCGTCGCCCTGGATTACGCGAACTCCGTCAAGAACCTTGTAGCCCTTGCTATTGTACGTGAACCCAAAGACTCTAGACAATCGCTTAACAAATGCTACTGGTGTCAGCACTGGATCGCCACTGTCGGGGCGAATCACCCATGTTGCGCCAGAAGCACGTAGTCGATCTTTGAACATCGGTGCAATTACATCAATGAAATGTTTCGGATCGTAGCTGTCTGCTACAGTAGCGAAAATCGCGCCTGGCTTTGCAAATTTATCGAACATCTGTGCGATAAACTCTGGTTCGCCGTCGCGCCCGAACGCTGTTGTTGTGCTATGCTCTGTAGCAGGAATGCTAAAACCAGCCATTTTCTCATGGTAGCCAATGTTTGCTGCCATGATACCTACAGTCGTGTCACTTCCTAAGAAGTTAACAAGATGTGCTGCGCCATTGAATGCTGCGCTTTCCATGCTTGATACACCGCGAGAACCGAAGTCGTGTAGCTTGAATCCGATTTCTGCATCTGCATCGTCAGCCGATTTCAACAAACCATCATAGATAATCTTTTTGATGTGGTACGATGTGGTAGCGACTGTAGTAGGTGCCCATACTCGCATAATCAGCGTTTCCATGTACGTTGTTAGCGCAATGATTCGCTCATCTGCTACTGCTGACTCAACTGTTGCAAGCAACTGTTTCGTAGGAATCACCATGCCCTCTGGAATTGCGCGAATCTTCAATGGCATGTAGCCATCGTAATCGTCAACTACTGCGCGAAGCGCAACTTCCAGTTCGTCAATCTCAGTGCCGAACAAATGTTCGCGCTGAAAGGCAATAATGTTATCAACTTGCTTGTGCGTCAACTGTCGAAGCAAATGCTCCTTGATAACCAACTGTAAACCGAACCATTGTACTTCATTAAACTGTTCGCTGCCCCTGCTAAAGATGTGACTCATTAACCGTTCAGTTCCCTTTGGGTACTGTGCAGGATGTGAAAATTTGTAGCTGTCTGTGTCGCCAGCCACGCCATATGTATCTCTAATTTCTTGTATAATGCTCATTGTAATCTCCTTACAATTATGCCCGCTCCAATGCAGGACTTAGTGTTTCACGAATGGGCCGCCTTCAGCCAATCCATATTCGTTGAATGTTACATCGTCAAATGCGCCTTCCGTGTGTCCTATCTGTGCTGCTCTGCGCAACACTTCCAAATACGGCTCAGCGTGTTTGACTCCATGTAGTGAGCGATGTATGCGCTCCTCATATGCTACTTTTGCGATAAATTCTAAGTTACTCATTTTCATCTCCTTTATGCTGCTTTGAAGAACTGCGGGTATCGCAATCTTCGTGTGAATATTTCTTTTGTTGCTGCTACTTTCGTGCTAAAAATGTTTTCGTCATTGAAGGTTCGAACAGTTGTCGCGCTGTGACCATCGCTGTAGAATTTGACATAAACACGATGTCCTGAACCCCAACGTGTGTAGAATCCTTGTGCTGTAGATTCATCACCGAGTATACCTTCTGCAATCTTTTGCGTTCTTGTAAGTACAAATACTGTGTCGCCTTTATTCATCTTAGTCCTCGATCTTCGCAACCATCGTTTGGATGATTAGCTTGTGATCTTCAAAAAGAATGCTTCCCATTGCGTCAACTACGTTTAGTGGGAACCAATCAGCAAATTCTGCATCGTCCGAGCCCTTCACTTTGGGAAGTTTAGGCTGTGGTTTAAGATCAATAAGAAATGCGTTTGTAATTGTGCGTCCTCGCAAGCTTCTGTTGGGCGCGTCAAATACTGTCGTGTGCTTGTGCTTGATGCTGCCCTCTAAGACTGCTACGGGAACTTTCACTCTAGTTTCTTCGCGCAGTTCGCGAATGACACATTCATCAAGACGTTCGTTTTGATTGACAAATCCACCAGGCAATGCCCAAAGACCTTTGCCTGGAGCAAAACGTCTTTTGACTAAAAGTACATGACCACTTTGAACAACAACAGCATCAGTCGTTACAAAAGTTGGTGGGTAAGGTGCTGCTGCCCATTCTTCTTTGTAGCGATGAATATATTCTTGTTCTTCTACGAGTAAATCGTATTCAGGGGTCTTTGAAAACTTGTCAAGAAATGCAAGTACTTCTGGCGGAACATCAGGAATGATTTCTTCAAACTCGCCATCGAAATAGTGGTCGCGAATAACTGATGCGTCAAGTATCCTGCTGCCTTTAGAGCGAATGCGATGTCCGATCTCAATGAACTTCCAAGTAGGAAACTGCTCAAGATAAAAACTTGTGTGATCTTTGTCGTGACCGAGAATAGCGACTTTAGCTGATTGCGTGTCAATGCTATTTTCGATTAGATGTTTGTGAACTACAGTCTGAACAGATTGTAGCCATAGTGCGTCAGGGTAATAATCTTCAACGCCAACAGCTTGTACGCGGTCGTCAGGGAAGACATTTTTAATCATTTCAATACGTTCATCTAGGGTGAACGGATTTCTCGGAGTGCGGGGTTGATTTGCTGAACCGACAATGACCAGAACATGGTCAGCGATTTCTAATGCTTTTTCAATATTTGGAATGTGGCCGTTATGTAGCGGCTCAAGTCTGCCAACGAATGTGGCGAGATTATATTCTTTTGTACTCACTTCGATACCCTCCGTATCGTCTTTGTCTAAGATTTTCTTAGACTACAAAGAGTCCACCTCTTTGTTTGTTCACTACTATTTAGCTTATAGTATAACTATACGCTAATTTGCGGGGTTTGTCAAGCTATTTCGTCACTTTATTTCCTGTTTTTTGTAAAATCAATCACTTACATTGCAGCCCGCCCTGCAGTCAAATACGAACTTCGTTAAGTTTTTCTCTGCGTTGATTCGATTGCTTGACGCATAGTTTCATTATCGGCTTTGCCATTAAGTTTCAGCAATACCCAATCATCCCAACCACTAGACTGATATTCTACTTCTGAATAATCTGTAAACCTTTGTCCGTTTGCTGTTACCATCTTATGATTGTAGTTTGAAACAACATAATATACTTCTGAATCTTCATCTGCTTTAGGATAGCCAGCATCTTCAACGTGCATCCATACTCCATCCTTGCACATAGTATGTGTACCTGTAACAATCACACCATCGACATCATACCAAGTTTCTAACGAAGCATCGCCAATTTGTTGCTGATAAACTCGGCCGCCTTCTTCCATTATATCACCAGGTACAATATCTTGAACTTCCTTGAGCAATCCGTCTGCCATGCGCATTAGCGTTCCATACACGAAGCATCCGCCGCCTGGTCCGCCACCGCCACCGCCTGGCGTTGCGCGGATTACTTGTATAGTCCAAGTTGCTGTGTCTATCACAGCGCCAGATCCTTGTCGTATTGAAACTGTGAAGGTCGCGGTTGCATTCTGCACAGTTTCGGGGGTAAGTGCAAAGCCCCAAGAAGTACTCACGGGTGACCAAACCCCTGCAAGAG